TCACATGCCCAAGTTGGAACGTCCAGCATCATTGACCAGTCAGCAGTAACGTCTAGCCAAGTTAAGATCTTTTTTCTAACTTTATTGGCTTCCTCGCCTTCAAAATTCTGCCAATCGAATTTGATAACACCTTTACCAATCTGATATCCGCCTGAGTCACCTAAGATCATTGTCTTTGAACGATCGCGATCTTGAATCATTAATTCTTGTTTAAGACTTTTTTCAATATCCAACTGTGCATGACCTGCTGAATACAACGCATTTTTGTAATAAAAATATCCTTGTTCTGGATTTAAGAAGTTCATTCCTTCGATACCGCGATCAAATCCTGATGGAATACGATTCTTAGGAATAAATTCTTCTTTACGTTGTTTATCTACATATGTACTGTAAAAAGAACTGATAGCAGGTAGATATACTGCATAGTCTTTTTGTAATGGTGTTAGGTCAATTGGTTGTTTCATATTCTCTCGATAAAATTGCTGTAAGTTCTAATCTTGTTTTTGCCTGTTCTAACTGTTCTAATGCTATACGAACCGCTTCATTGGATGATGCAAGAGCATACCATTTTGATTCTTCATCACGCTTTTTACGTGCCCAGTCAAGCAATGATTCTGCTTCACTGTTTAGGCCTACACTGGCGTAGTCCATATTAAGCATTATCCACGAATTGCCATCAAACACTTCCATGTTTTGAGTGGAAGTGTTAAATCGCATATTTCCAACACCTTGTGCCCCGGAATAACCGTTGACATAGGTGCTAGAATTACCGCCTGAAACCGTAATGTATCGTCCGATTGGCGTGATGTTCTTAATCATATTTAGGCTGCTTGTGCAGGAATAATATATTTGTAAGTTGCTAATCCGCTATCTAGAGTGATTTGAATAGCACCTTCATTCGACAGCGACATCTTCGTGTTGTTGACATCGGCAATCTTAAGAATGCTCAAGATTGGAAGCACTGGCCAAGTCCAACCGCGATCCAGTTTACCTGCAACGTTCTGTGCAAAAATAAACTCACCGCCGTGTGTCGAAGCGTCGCCAAAGATAAATTTCAAGTTGCTACTGTCTGTCTTTGCTAGGAACGTTGGGTGTTCATTGTTGGCACCTGCTTGAAAGTTGAAACGTTGAACAGCGGCTACGCTAGGTTCTACTTCTACGTCCCACTTAACACCGCGGAACTTAACTGTTTTCATCTTTTCGTTAATGATTTCTTGATTCATAAAACGATAATCATTCTTGAAGTCTCCGTCTTTGTTTTCAAAGTGGATACCGACAGGAATAGTTTCTCCGTTACGTTCGGCTGTAGTAATACTAATCTTAGCATCTTCTTTGTATTCAGCACCGTCTAACAAATACTTGAGTTTTTGTAGTTGCGGCATACCAAATACACCAATCATATCTGGATATGGATTGTGCGTAGTGGCTTCCATAATAACTGATCGGTCATCAGCCATTGAAAAAATATTTGTGCCATCTCCGGCTCCTGTAACTTTAACAGTTGTTAGGAAGCCTAGATTTTGTGTATGAGACACGATGTCTTGTAAAATGTCCTTCATTGAGAATTCTCCTTAATAATAAGATTATATTTAGATCGTAAGTAAAAAGCAACCGCTAAATCACTCAAAATCGAATAGTTTACTGAATGTGTTATCTGACCTTGTGCTACTGATGTCCCATTCCAAAACACCAATAAGGTTTTCAAGTTTTTCATCGATGACTGTAGTTTCCATTTCACCGTCATCAAATGGAAGATCTTTGAACCACTGAGGAAGTCTAAGTTCGTCAACAGGATACGCTACGGATGTATATGCCATAGGGTTGTCTTTGAGTTTACAGACAATAACTTTGGCCCCGTCAACAATACTCATTGAGTATTTGTCATCCATCATACGCTTCAAAGTATTCCAGTTAAGACTTGCACGAACGTGTCCGGGCATGTTAGTCTTACCTGCTTTCTTTTCTTTGTCGCGATACTCTGAAATCTTGTTAGCACGTTTGGGACTACCTTTCTCCCAACCTGGTCTAGTTTTAAACTCAGTACGGAATCCGGTGATATACTCTAGTACATCTTCTTTTTGCGAACCTTTCAATACCATTTCGAGAACTTCACTTAAAAAGTCTTGAATGGCTACCGGAGTATCAGATCTCTTGAGATCCAATCCCATGGCTTTTATCTTTCCCGCTTTACCATCAATATCGGTACGTTTTCCTTCTTTGTCGTAATAGAGGACTGCATATCGCTTTTTGGTGATGAATAGTCCTTTGCTTGCAACAATCTCGCGACCTGCCTTGATGACCTCTCCTCGAGTTTTGGGTGTATGGAAGGCGTCCTGCATGAACTTAACAAACGTGCCATTTACTTCTTCTCCTATAGTATCATAAAGTTCGATTACTGATTCTTTAGTCCAAGGTAAAGAACCTTTTTCAATTTCTTTCTTTAGAGTAGTGTATGCTGAAAAATAGCAAGAATCTGTATCACCATATATAATGGATTTACCTACATGATCGTATTCCCCAGTAACAATCTCATTCACTTTACTTGCCATGTGACGAGCAATGGCTCTACCAGTAAGAGTTGTGGATTGACCAATTCTGTTATCAAAGAATCTACAGCCTGGATTAAGAATAGCGCCATACAAACTGTTAAGGTTAATCTTCTTGACCAACTGACGCTTGTCCCAGTATTCTTCTTCAATCTTATTTCCAGCAGTAATACATTCTTTAAGTTTGGCCTGCATCTCTTTACGTTCTTTATACCAACGTGCTAAGAGTCCAGGAATGATACCTTCTTTGTCATAGGTAAAGATAGTGCCGTTGGCCGATAGCATCCACGGCTGGTTAGAATCAAAGATTAGATCATATATCTGTGCGGCACTGAGTGTATCACTGCCACCATCTTCCCAGTCTATGGTAATTTCTCTACCCACTTCTTTATTCATCACAGCAGTATATTCTAATGAACCAAATACACCTTCCCATGCGCTGGCAAAAGATTTGCCTTTGGCCATTTCTGCTGCGATATAATCTTTCGTTCCATCTTGGCGTAACTGCCCAACGATAGTTTCTGGACCCATGTTTAAAGCACGAATCGCAGAAGGATACAGTGAGTTAATATCTAACGAACCAATCCATTCGTGGATGCCTTTCTTAGGATAGGCAACATACGCACCGGCAGCCTGTGTATCGCCATGCTCTTCCATCTTTTTACGATTAGGAACGATCATTCCTCTTCGATGTGCTTCATTGATAATGGCCTGCTCTGTAACTGCCACAGCACCCATAGTAGTCTGTAACAATACAGTACAGTCGTGTGCTAGTTTATTAGCAAGGTCTAGAAATTTTAATTTTTGATCTAACTTGTTTAATAGCGCACAATCTTGTCTATTATATTCGATAAATTTACGGAAGTCATTGTTGTATAACTGATCCAATGTACCTTCATAGACTGTTTTGTTCTCACCTATCTCCATTTCTCCGATAGCATCTAGTCGATATGTATGTCGTTCTTCATAGGTATACTTTCTATACATTTCGAGACTATCTAAGTGAACTCTGCCGACAAGATCGTAAGTAACGGCAGTCTTTCCAAACTTTTCATATTCTCTTTTCTTAGGATAGCAGTTCCACAAACAGAAACGTCTTGTATCTTCTTTGCCTAATACTTTGATTACACGATTAACAGTGTAAGGAATATCAAAGCCTTCCGAGTTCCAACCACTTAATACGTCTGCATCTTCGATGAGATCTAAGAAGTTATCTAACATATCTGCTTCATTATCGAATAACATAGTATTAGGAAATTCTTCTACAGCCTTTTTAGCCTCTTCCATGCTCATAGTTTTTGGCGGAATAGCAAGACAGACTAGAGTGTCCATCCACTGCAAATGAACAGCAATAGCAGTGATAGGCATAAATGCATCGTCGGGAGAGGCGTAACCTCTTTCTGGATCAAAGTCTACTTCAATATCGAAAAATGCTACATTTAGTTTTGGAGCATCAACATTTAGATAATGATCTTCTAAACACCGATAGATAGGATTGATATCAGATTCGTAAAGTTTTTTGTTGGAATGGATTGCTAATTCTTTACGGAGTTCTTTGATATTTTTACATAGAACTCGACTTAGAGGTTCGCCTTTGATAGACTGATACTTTCCTCTAGGGTCGTAATAGTAGAATAAGTGTTTGGCAGGATAGTCTTTAAAATTCCTATTGCCTTTGTCATCACGCTCAACGACACGAATCATGTCATCGTCGCGATCATAGAATGCGTCAACGTAACTCAAATTTTTCTCCTATGCAATTTTTGGCTTGCAAATACCTACTGTGCGGTTTATGGCCCGGCCTACCATCTTCTTTCTATTTATAGCATTCTAATAAGACCAATGGTATCTATGGTTGTAAGAAGTATATAATTAGCCAACATACCAAAGGAACCACGACTATAAGAGCACCAAGCATATATAGCACAACCAATAATCCAAATTGGGTAAAGAACAAGGAGAGGTGGGTTTGGAACGGTGAGTGCCATAACGACAGAACAGCCAATAGAAATAGCCCAAGCAACGACCTCAAGACAAAAACGTACTCTACCGCTTTTCCAATCTTCTTTGATCCAATCAGTGATTCCATATAATATGTTTATCATTCTGGCAATCGCTTAGTTACACCTAGGATCATTTCAATCTCATCCCACTCTTGTTCGTGCTCTTTCCAGTTATCTTTATGTGCAATCTTAATTGCCTTATTGATCCAACTAGGCTTGATTTGAAGTTCTTCTGCTACTGCTTTAACAGTTTCTTTAAGACCTTCTTGCAGATCTTCCACTTCACGCAGTACATTGGAGCCTTCGTTGATTAGTCTTTCTAATTTTGCTTTTTCTTCAGGGCCGTAAATTTTTGACATGTGTAATCTCCTAATCTGTATTATATAGCCGTAAAAAAAGCCGGTCAACCAAGAACCGGCTTTATTTTTACCAAAACTAAATTATTTTTGATCTTCGCTTAACACATCATACATTTCAAAACGTCCACCGTTTCTTTCATAGATCATAGCAGCGAAAATTTCTGCCTTTTGGCTTTCTTGAACTTTAGTAACAGAAACTCGATTGGCCCATGTCCATAATGCTTTGTCTAATGGATCAATTGCTTGTTGTCCGCCACTTTCGTTGACTAGTTTTAACATTTCTTTTAGGCTAAGTTTTGTCTCAACGCTTTCTGCTACAACTGCTTTATCTTTTTTAACAGATTCGTTCTTCTTACCGAAGAATTTTTCTTGCTTGGCCGACATACCTTTCTTGCCATCTTTCTTAGCACCGCCTTTATCAGCAACTGCTTTTTTCATTGGCTCTTTCTTGTCGCCGTCTTTGTCCATATCTAAGAAATCTGGCTTTGCTGCTTCGTCCATCTTCTTGTCTTTCTTAGACATTTTATCTTTCTTGGCTTCTACCATCTTGGTAAACTTTTCTTTGAATGCAGTTTTGTCAATGCTTTCGTCTTTCTTTTTCTCTTTGTCAGACTCTTTATCTGCTTTCTGGCTTTGCCAACCTTGTACTTTAGTAGCCTTTACTTTTGCGCCACTTGGAAGTTCTACTTCTCTTTCTGATTTCTTTGCAGAAGCACGATCGTTTGCTTCGGCAACTTCTAACGATTCATCTTTCTTTTTCTTCTCTGGAAGACCTTTGTGCTTTGTAGATGCAAAATCTTTAGCATCTTTCTTGCCCATGTCCTTAGCGACTTTAGCAACATCTTTACTTGCTGGCTTTTCACCTTTTTGTGTAGCGTGAACCATGCCCATGAATTTTTGTTGTGCCTTGCTCACTGCTTTTTCAGCAATAATGCTTTCAGTTAGCGCAGTAACTCCTGCTAACACACGTAATTCTGTATCTTCGTCTAAACGAATTGGAGCAGCCTTTTCGGGTGCTTTTGGAGTATCGATAGGTCCGTCGATACTTTCAATTTTGCTGATCAGTGATTTAAAATCCATTTTAAGGTTTCCTTGAATCGTATTGTATTTATCTTTTTATTGTAGGGCCACCAAAAAGGCTAGTACCCTTCATATCTAATGCATTATCTGTAGGTTTTTGTTTTTTAGGCTTAGGTTGCGGGGGTGCTTTAGTACCGCTTTTTCCTGGGCTACCTATATATGACTTTTTACCTCTAGCAGCCCCTGGGCTGATATGAGGAGCATCTACAGTAGAGATATCGCCTGCTGAAGTAGAGCCTGCTGTAGCGGTTTCTAATAATTCTTTGATTTTCATATATGTTATTTATTTCGTCCGCTTTTCATATTAGCACACCAGTGATACATTTTAGCCTTTTCACCTGATGCATTTTTAGCCTTGCTACGAAGATCTGCAACAGATCCAGAACAACTAGCACCTGCATTTTTTACTCGACCCGGACGGCTTTTACCTTTAACTTTACCGTCAGCAAAGTTTTCCCCTACATTATAAGTCTTATCTGTTTTTTGTCCTTTTTTCTTTTCATGAGATTTAGGATCTATATCAGTAGTATCTAGTCCGGTTTTCTTTAAGTTTTTAATATATTCGTGTTCCTCATCTTCGCTGCCAAAAGATAAAATGGCGCTAGGTGGTCCCTTGCCGAAATCGTGTTTTCCAAGACCCTTTAAGTCGCTAATGTGCTGTCCTAGTTTATACCAATCGTAGACATCACTAACATCAACTTTTACAGTGCCTTTTGGCATAGTAGGTTTGGTTTCGGGACCCCGAGGTTTTTCGTTTGGATGTTGATCCTCTGATTGTTTTCTTTCTACAATAAATTCACGTGCTCTCATTTCATTGCCACCTGGAATGCTTGATGTTTTTCTTTACGTTGATCTAGATGTTTAAGTCCCGGATTGATGGGTTTAGTTACATCCTTAACATCTTTGAAATCCAAAACTTTAGGCTGCACACGATTCTGCCAATACCACACTGCAACTTTAGCGGCCACGTCTGGACGTTCAACTAATTCTGGTTTATTGACCAAATCTAATCCTAATGCTTGTCCTGCACGTTTATAATTGTATTTGCCTGTGAGTTGTATATATCCACGACCCTTAAATTTTGCTCCATCGCCGGGTTTGGTATTTCCTAATATCTTTGCTTTACGTGGTGCAAATTTAATATCGTATTTTTTAAAATCTAATGAACCACCAATTTCTTTCATATGCTTAAAGTCCAAAGTCTCGTGTGCGGCCTGTGCTAAAAATGCAGCCAGTTCTTGTCCTTTGATACCTGCTTTCTCTGCTTCTTTTTTTAGAATAACTTCATGTGGATTGCCTGTTACTGTTTTTGATAAATCTTTTTTACTTACTTGTTTTACAATATCAGGCTTGTTTGACTTTGATGCTTCGGCATCGCCTGGGGCACCAAATGCTAACGCTGTGCCTAATGC